CCCTGTCTTGTCGACTCCAAAGCGGTATATCTACGATGACAATCGGCGCCTGTGGGTAATTCTTTTCGCCAGACCTGTTGCGTTGCCAGTCGCGCAGTACCGCCACGATACTCAGCGCAGATACCTTGGTCTCGCCATTTTGCTCCACAAGCCAAGCGTAGAAGTTTAACTGCCTGTCCCATTCCTTTTTGCCGTAAATGACCGACCAGACCGACGTACACTTATAGTCGAGAAGGGTGACTGTGCCGTCTTCCTCGGATCGTTGCAGATCAACGGCGCCACTGATGACCCAGTTGTCCACTTCTGCGAACAGCCGCTCCTCGACGATGTGGCCGTCTGGCTGGTGTTGTTCAAACATGTTGTGAACTGCGGTGCCAAGCACGGACCAGACCATGTCTGATGCGTCCTCTTGAATGAGGTTGTCATGCTCAGTCTTGAGAATGCGAACACGCGGAGAGTCAATCAGTTGAGTCACAGATCGGTTGCTGTTCCCACGGCTATAGTCGCTGTGAGTGAGCGCCTGATAAACAGGCTCCGGTAGGTTTGTGTGGTTGGTTATCCTCACTGGATTCTAAATACCCGCATCTTGTCGCCGTCGCGCACCACGCTAAACTTTTTCGGTGGATGTTGCTTTTGGAATCGCACCACTCGTTGGCGCAAGGCTTGGACAAGTCGCGCTTCTTCGTGCGAGACGGGGGCGAGAAAAGACTCGTTGACCTCCATAACATGAAATGGTAAGTCTGGTAAGCGGGTGCGTTGCGGTATCGGAATGTCCTTTTCGATTCTGATCATACTGCTTTTCGACATTGGGGTTTTCCTCTTGCTCTTGTAGTTGATAAACGTAACGTCCCATCTTGCTCATGACTGGACCTCTTATTAACCAGTCGCAATGATAATCTGGGGAACAGTCAAATGTCAAACATTGTCAGCATGATCATTCACGGTGAGCCGTGTAGCAAAGCAAATAGCCGTAGACTTGTTAAGAGTAAGACTGGTCGCCCGCTGTTCATCAAATCACAAAAAGCACTGGACTATGTCAAGTCTTTTGCAAAGCAATGCAAGGCAATTGACCCTCCGGTTGAGAAAGATGTAGCGGTACGCATTATGCTAGCAGACGGCCTGATCTTGATGAGTCTCTCATACTAGATTGTATGCAGGGTCCGATTTACAAAAACGACAGGCAGGTAAAAGAGAAGCACATCATTTGGGGAGGGGTCGATAAAGAAGACCCGAGAGCAGAGATAAGTGTCCGGTATCTATAAGACGGTTTACAGCAAGGTTATATTCCAAGCCATTCGTGACTTGGTTGGCACTGCGCCGACTGAAAAAGAGGACGCCGTCAAGTACCTTCAATCCCCTGCGTTTTTGGCGCACTGCGGCATAGCCGGTTTTCCGGATGGACTGCAAGACGCCCTAGATGAAATGTTGTTGCTAAGTAAAACGGAGCAGAAAGTCGTAGGAAAAATGATCATGGAAGAGCTGACGGCATGCTCCTAAAAAAAGCCCCCGATGGGCGGGGGCGTAGACTCTTAGGAGGTTCTAACACTAGGACTGTTCTAGTCTAGAACATTACTAATTTTATATATAGTAATGATCTAAGCTGGGTACTTTCTAGACTAGGACAGTACTAGGGTCTATCAATATCATAAAAAATAGGGATAGGCAACTATTATGGATGCACTAGAAGAGTACGTTCTGGGCCATAACAGGGACTCCCGTGTCAAATGTCCCGATTGCGGCGACCAACGAAAGAAAAAAAACCAAAAAACACTCTCAATTACAATCAAGCCCGACGGCACCCTATACCACTGCCATCACTGTGGATTGTCTGGTGCTGTGCGGCGCAAAAAATTCTACGAGGCTTATATGGAGAAGGTAGTCAAGATACCGACACAACTAAACTATAACGTCCAACTCATTCACGACTTTTTCGGCGAGCGCAATGTGCCACTAGATAGTCTTGAGGGGTTACCAGCAATGACCACAGGCGAAAAATGGTTTGCTGGCGAACAAAAGCAAGCGGTGGGATTTATTTATGGTCCGCGTGAAAACCCCACTGCGATTAAGTGGAGGTCTGTCGAGGGCAAGGGGTTCACTTGCGATGGCGCACCAAAAACTTTTTACGGCATAGAGCACATTGGGGTAGATGAAGAAGACCTGACCATCGTCGAGGGCGAGTGTGATGTCATTGCGCTGGCAAGCGTGGGGATCAAAGCAGTCTCATGCCCGAATGGCGCCCCCGCCAAGGTCAGTCAGAACCGCGTGTCGCCAGAAGAGGACAACAAGTTCAGCTATATCTGGGAGGAGCGTGACCGTCTGGAGCAGGTCAAGCGGATTATTTTAGCGACTGACAACGATCAGGCAGGCGAGGCGCTGGCAGAGGAAATTGCCCGTCGCGTGGGCAGGGCTAAGTGCTGGCGGGTAAAGTTCCCCGAAGGCACGAAGGATGCAAACGATGCTGTTGACAAGTTAGGCGCAGAGGAGACGCGACGGATTTTTGACGCTCCGGAGCCAGTTCCATTGTCTGGTGTGTACGGCGCATCTGAATACATCAACGATATCAAAGATATATACGCCAACGGGCACGGCAGAGGAGCAAGCACCGGCTACCACGCTATCGATGAGTTGTTCACGGTTGCCGAGGGGCAGTTGTCGATTGTGACCGGCATGCCCAGCTCCGGTAAGTCTGAGTTTATTGATCAGATTATGATCAATCTGGCGCAACGGGAGTCGTGGAAGTTCGCGGTGTGTTCGTTTGAGAACCCGCCCCACATGCATATTGCGAAGCTTGCAGAGAAGGTGTCAGGGAAGGGATTCTATGATGGACTGGGTCCGAGGATGACCGAGCAAGAGTTAGAGGAGTCCGTTGAGTTTATTAACGACCACTTTGTCTTTCTGGAGTCGAAAGACGGGGGGATGAGCACGATTGACAGCGTTATTGAGCGGACCAAGCAGGCTGTGATGCGTCTGGGTGTGCGGGGTCTCGTCATTGATCCCTATAACTACATTGAGCAGGTGGGGTCCGAAGAGCACAACAGCATTAGCCAGATGCTGAGTCGAATCACCGCTTTTGCCAAGGCCCACGGTATCCACGTTTGGTTTGTCGCCCACCCCCAGAAGATGTACCCCCGAGAAGACGGAACCTACGCAGTACCCAAGGGGATGAATATTTCGGGTTCGGCGGCGTGGTTCGCTAAAGCCGATCTGGGAATCACCGTTCACCGCGCAGAGGACTGCGTCGAAATACATTGCTGGAAGTCCAGATTCAAGTGGACCGGCCAACAGGGGACTGCGTGCCTTACATATGACTTGGCAAGTGGAAGATACAGGGAGTACGTTCCGCCAGCAGAGATCAGCACAATCAAGGGAGTTAGCCGGAATTGGGAGGACTTTGATGAGTTCTGATAACATGTTACACACAAAGGGCCACCCCCGGAGCCGTCCGGGGAATCCCACTACGTCTGACAAGTCACACACAGACCTCGGGACGAAGGAAATATACCAGCGCCACTCGGTAATGGTCGAGGGCGGTAACATGCCTCGGGCCAAGGTGATGGACCAGTGTCTTGTTGATCGATACCTAATGGACGGCTTGCTCTCACTATCTCAACATCAAGCCGCCGAGTACGTTATGTCTCAGGCGGCTCAGGCAGGCATGTTCACCAAGGCTTTGAATTTTGAGCCGTCCTCTGGTGAGAGGGCCAAGGATTCGATGGCCAACGAAACTCTGATGAGGTACGGGCGCACGCTTGACCTCGTTGGCCAGAGGTATGGCGAGTATCACAGATATTTAATAGAAGAGGTGGTGCTTCACAACTGGGATGTGTCGGGTGACCTCAAGAAGATGAGCGCCTTCAAACAAGGGCTGGATTGGCTGTCAGAGAGGCGGTTGGCTGGCGGCAGGAACCCGCTTAGGAGACTGAGGGGTGAGTAGTTTTGACGATCAAGTCGGAGGGGATCATTACAAACGGCTGAAGATCCAACCGCTAGAGTATGCCTTGCAGAATGAGTTGGGGGTCTGCGAGCATGCTGTGATTAAGTACGTTACACGGTGGCGAGACAAGGACGGTACTGCTGACTTGTTAAAG